TGTCTTTAGGTCCGAAGAAAACATCCCCTAAATGATAAACTAAATCCCCTTTCTTAACTACGCTATTCCAATTCTCAACCATCATTTCATCCATATGCTCTGTAGATGAGAATTGACTTCGGCCCCACTTTAAGATGTTTTTATGTCCGAAATGGGTGTCAGAAATAAACCAATAATCTCTACTCATTTCTTACCTTTCTGTAAGTAATATGTAATTAAAATAAGATAAACAATATTAGCTACTACAACAAACACAGCTGCTACTGTAGACAATGTTTGTCCTAGGCTCGGGTAGTACACCAGATTGAACATACCCCATGACATGGGGAAAGCAACTTGTGCCCAATGAAACCCAGCTACATATTTATCTTGGACTAGTTTGTAGATACCCATAAGGATAACTACAAACATGCCCATTTCAAAGAAGCTATTAATAGCATCTAACATTACACAGCATTCCTTCCATTGGATACATCAATATCTTTTTCCGAGAACCTGTGTCTACCCCAACCGCCACAATCTTTACAGACAAATCGTCTATAGCAAAGACCGGCTTTGGTATAGTAGTAACCTCTATACTCAATATTAGTGCTGCCACATTTAGCACAAGCCACCTCACCTTGTTCGTTGACTCTCGCTACATTAGGATGATTACGCATATAAGGTCTCAGACGAAGGTATAACTCTTCAAGAGAGATAACATCGTGGATGTTATATTCTCTCATCTCATCCCATGCTGCATCATCACCTCTGAGGCAGCCTAACCAGAGTTCAAATCCCGGATATTTTTTGTGGGATTTTTTCCTTGAAAGGTTTAACTCTTCACAAAGATTTGCCAGAGAATTGCTTACTAATCTCAGTTCTTTTCTCGCGACAAGGAGAGTATCCACCACAAAATAAGGGCTAGGAGGATTAAACCCATGTACGACCCCTCTCCCGATAATAACAGGAATGTCAAATTTATTACCATTATGAGCAACAACAATATCTGCCTCATCTAATAGTTCATAAATTGCTTTAACAATATTTCTATCGTCAGACTTCCTATTTTCTAAATATAAAATCTCATCACCATCCAACCACTTCCAAGCGACCGACATAATATGAGACTTCTTTAGCCATTGATTTTGGCCTACGTTCTGTTTCCACGCACCCCATACATAAGCAATGTTAGGGGCGGTTTCAATATCTAAAATTAAAATTTTTGCTGTCAATCTATATTCACTTTCGTTAAAGTTAGAATGGTATAATTACCCTCTTCTGCTAATGTTCTCATGTGCGCAGTCCCATTTCCGCCGGGACATACAAGAACAAAATCAGGATTAGATTTATTTAACATCTTTTTATTACGAATAACCCCGGCAGCTTTTCCATACCTAACCCAATTAGCCGGAAATGTCCAATTTGGCTGTCCATTTTCCTTGGCCCAATCTCTAGCTATTTCATCGGCTCCAGTAGCTCCACCTTCAATAATAGTTACTACTTTATTCACTGAAAGATAGGTATCTAACGCAGAATACAAACCTTCTCTATCTTTAAAATCTCTGCCTCCTGTTACAAGTATCTTTACACCCATTTAAAATCCTGTCGGCCAAGCTATTGTAATCATTGTTAACATAAACACAAACAATATAATTAAATACTCATTCATTCTTTATTCACCAATGCTTTTAGAATATCGTGATTACGTTCTACAATTTCTTCAATAAGACACCCTTCACACCTAGGAAAACAACCCATGCAAAGTCCTTTTTTATTTTGGTCGGTCGTCTTCTCCAACACTTCTCTCCTCGTAAGTAATTAAAAAGGCGATACATGTGGCAGCGTGCCATAAATGAGAGTATTTAGTTTCCTCATCTAAGGTTCCAAACAGAAAGTTTTTGTTAGTAGGAATATTGCCTCCCCACCAGCACCATATATGTCTCATAGCAGCCCCGAAGTACCGGGACCACTTCATACCTTTTTCCCAATTTCTATCATCGTATTTCTTAGCACCGGAGGTTAAGACTGCACCCACAGCGAATAAAAACTCTGGTGGGATAAGTTCTAGTCTGACTTTATCCCCGTCAAACTTAACACCCTCATTCGATGGCATATCCTTCATGACTAAATTCAACTCCTTTAGTTACAATCTCTTTAATTTTCTTAAGACCCTCAGTTTTAACAGCTGCTTGCATGATATACATTTGCTTACGTTCATCGTCAGTAAACATATTCACATACTCCCTAGCAGCCTCTACACCAGCGTCTTCATGCAGATTAGTTAGAAATACTACACGATTATATACCTTAAGGGGCACATGTTGAATGTCATCAAATTTATTTAGGACGAGTTTATTCATTATCTTTTTCCTTTCGTCTTCTATTTTTAGCTATTTCTTTTTCCCCGGCTGTCTTATCATCATGACAAGCTTTACATAACAACTGAAGATTTTCTTTCTCGCAGAACATTCTCTCTACATATTCATCCCATGTAGTGAATCCTTTATTAGGATCAACAATGGGTTCGATATGGTCTACAAAAATATTCTGTTCTCTTTTCCTACCAGATTTAATTGTAGTGGGAACTTCTTCTTTACAATAAGCACAAATGTAGATACCCCTAGAAACTCTGGCTTCTTTTTTAACCAATTGTTTAGGTGCCCATCTACTAGTACCTCTACGAAGAAGAGAAATAATGAAGTTCTTATAACGAGCTTCGGTCCATTCACCATTACATCTGGTCTTCGGTCCACTAGGTCTCGCCATCAAAATCCCTCGGGGTATTAATAGGCCTCTCCATCATTTCACTTAAAATACCTACCAAAATACTTACAAGGAAATATGAAACAAAGAAACCTACGGCGATTAGCACATGAGAATAATGTGTAATCCACCAAAATAATGCAAACAAACTACCCATTTCAAAGAGCTGTTTAATCCACATTAGAAGTCTATACTGTAAGAATACAGTGCTAATGTACATATACTATACCTTTATTATTATTGTTTTGTCACTTTTTCTGGGAATTTATATGGCTTACCATCATCCATTCTCATCCAAAGTAAGTTTGCTTGTTCGGTAAAATACTCTTTAGCCTCCTCCCTCATAACTTCTTTATAATAATCTTTAACTACTTTAAATAGATCATATTCATTGTCTAATGAATGTAGACAATTAAAAGCTCTAACCTTACCAACACCCGGTAATCCGGGTATATTATCTGCACTATCCCCCACTAACATTTGATAATAGAAGAAAGATAAACCATACCCTAATACATTGGCCCCTGCTTTTTCAAGATGTCCAACTTTATCTGTAACTACAGGACCAACTGATCTTTGATTTCCACACTCCCATGAATAATGATGGCCGGGGCAAATACGTAAATCCTTATCACGAGAACAGATAATAGTATCGCCCACTTCAGAATTATATTGCTCAATACACATCATATCATCAGCCTCTAAACCATCACGAGAGACTACAGTGTTGTAATCAGACATTAGAATTGCCACAATATTAGGTAGGTGGAAAGGTGTGGGGTTTTGTCTATTACCTTTATACGGTTTAGACTTTGCCACGCCATATCTAAAACCTTTAATCAATTTCTTAGGTTTCTCTCCTCTCCATTTAGACAACCTATTCTCGTATTGATTAGTATATTCTGACTGAGTAAGGTAGATAATAGGCTCATTGTCAGACATAGTTTCAAAGATAATGTCTTTGATTTTTTTGGTGGAGAAGTTTAGCTACATGTTCATCATCCAAAAGAACTTCTTCACCCGTCTCTTTATCTTTAAATTGCCCAGACCAAGAGATTTCATGAAGAAGAATATCACCATCAATTAAAGCTTTCATTAAATCTTTCCTGCCCAGTGTGTACAATCATCACAAGGATCATCGTTGTTTTGAAATTGTTTTTGTGTATTCTTCTTGTTCATTGTCGGAGACTTTCTCTAAAGAGCGTGGGTCTACAAGATAACCTTTATGATCATTACCTTCACCCGGTACTTGTACAATACCTTCTAAGTATTTAGCAACCACCGCGATCGTGACTGGGAAACAAGAAGAATA